AGTAATTTCTATCTTTTATTTCCCATCCTTCTTCTACAGAAGGAATTTCTTTTTCTTTTGTTTTTAACATGATATAATATAATTAAATAGTTAATAAAATAAAGGATACTCCTGCCTGAAGATACGTCCAAATAGGCAGGAATAAACTTTATATAAATATTAAGCTGTAAATAATACGAAATTATTTCTAGCTTGAGTACATAGACATCTTTCTGATAAGAAATTTACTTCCATAGCATCAAGAGAAGAAGTTGCAGCACCGCCAACAGAACCTGTTAACCATGATTTCATTCTTCTATCATCTGCTTGAGAAGCTCTATATCTTACATGCAAGAAAGGTCGTCTAATGTTTGTTCCCAGTAACTGATCGTATACTGAAGAAGTTCCTGCTGGAACTAATACACCATCGATGTTATCACCATTAACAAAATTAGTAGAACCACCTCTTGTAGAAGCATCGTTTAAGTATTTCCAAGAAGTTTTATAGAAGTCATATGAACCTCTTCTAAAACCAGAGAAACCTAAATTCAGCGCCATATCTTCAGAGTTTTCAAATACACCATAAGATGTACCTCCAGCTCCATAAGAGTTTTGTTGCGCTAACATGTTATCAAATAATAACTCAGTTTTTCTATCTAAGAAAAGCATGTTTTCTTCAATAGCTCCTTGAGTATCTAAATTTTCTAACACTGAATCGAAGTCTTGAAGACTACCAGCATATCCTGAAAGAACATTACCACCATTATTAATAGCAGCAAATAAACCTTCAGTACCAATAGAACCAGCACCACCATTAGTAGTTAGGTTTGTAAATGACGGAACGCCTGTAACAGCTGTAATCATTGCAGTTACAGCACCAGCATTCGCTAATTCACCTTCAAACATAGCCATTTCTAAATAATCTTCGAATCTCATTCTTGTTTCACCTTCAGCTTTTAAATACCAAAGATAACCAGAAGTTCCATCTTCCCCAGCAACTTCAACCCATCCAATTTGAGAAGTATCAGACCCGCTTACAGCGTATCTGTCTCTAATTATAATTGGTTTGTTAGTAAAGGTTTGGAAACCCGGTGTTATAGATTGGTTAGAAGCTGATCCTAATGTAGAGCCTTTCGCAAACTCAGAACCATATACAAACATTTTTAATCCAGTAATTTGAGCGCCTGTATTAACAGCAGCTCTTGTGTAAGGGATTACTTGTATTACAAGAGCACCTAATCCAGAAGCAGAATTTGCTCCGGAATCTTGTACTATTGCTTTAACTGTAAAAGCAGGATTGTTAGGATCCATTACTACAACAGTCATATTTGCAAAAACAGAATTAACTGGTTCCCCAGCTGCTGCTACGATAGTTAATCTATTACCACCATTAACACCAACCGCTGTACAAGTTACGTTGTCATATGCGATATGTAATCTGTTTTGTTCTGACCAAACTATTTGGTCTGACATCATTGGCATTTCAGCGCCAACCATTCTTAAGAAGCCACCTAACGTTCTGTTACCATAACGCTCTACCTCGGCTTCATAAATTTCTGGTAGATATTGTTGAGCAAAATCGTTCGCCCCGCCAGTTGCAAAATTTAGATAATTATTAGCTAAAGTTTGCGGTTGTTGGGAAGGAACGAGTGTGCCAAATTGAGGACTTAATACACCCATAATTGTTTAATTTTAATTGTTAAATTTACTTTTTTTAATTTTCAATTTTGAACTATCTACTCCATCTATAGATCTAACTTTAAATCCTCCAACAAAAACTCCCTCTCCAGCAGTTTGCCGAGGTGAATCTAATGTTGGATTTTTAGAACCTTCCATAACTGTTTTTATTCCATCAGTTTTGCCTTGTTCATAAAAATGATTTATAATCTTATCTACATTTTGAGCAGCATACATAGCTTTATGATAACCTTTCGTGTCTGTAACATTTCCTTCTTTGTCTAAGAACTTCCCGACGAAGTTGTTTAGATTAGACTGGTTTTCTGCAACAGCAGTGGGGTCTTTAATTCCATATCTAAATTTCTTTTCTCCTACTTCGAAATCAAAACCTTTGAATTCTTCGTTAAAAAGAGTTTTAGTATCATTAAGAAACCTCCCATGCTTTTGTCGTGCTAATTCCTGTTCATCATTATATCGATTGAAAAAATCCGTTGCTTTCTTTTGCTCTTGAGTTACGCCGGGTCTCAACTTGATTTCGTCGTAATATTTAACCTTAAGATCTTCTAAAAAATTCTTGGCTTTTGCAATCTCTTCTTTTTTTGCGAGTTTCTTTCTTCGGATATCTCGCTCCTCATCTACCTCACCATCATAACTAAAGTTCTCTTCCATAATAAAAGAAATCTCTTCGGTATTTAAGTGTGGTTTAGTTTTTTTGTAATATTCATTTAATAAAGTATCCTCATCTGTTTTAGAATAATCAGCATTAAGTCTTACATAATCCTCAACATCCCCACCAGTTTCTTTCATAAAATCAACTAGTTTTTCTACATTTTCTGGTAAATCATATGCAGGGGGTGATACTTCGTCTACTACTATTTTTTCTTTTGGTAATGTTCCTTCGTCCATCTCTTGAATTTCTTCAATAGGCGAGCTGGACTCTTTATCGGCTGGGTCTCCTCCAGTTCCCACCTTTTCGCTATCTCCGGTTCGTTCGCCCACAGGTACCTCCTTTGTTTCTCCGATTTGAATGGCATCGTCTTCTTCTTTTTTTATTTCTGGTTTAGTTAAATCTACTTTAATAGGCTCTTCAAATTTAGTGTTTGCTTCTAATGAAGTATCTACTTTAGATAAATCTACTTTAAATGGTGCGTTTTTAGATGATCCAAACTTTTTCATTTTTGGTTTTGGTTTTATCTTCATATCCCCACCTTCTGATTTGACTTCTTGGGCCACCTCAGTATTTGTTTTTGTTTCTGACATAATAAAATATTATAAAATTAATTAAATAAGTGATGGCTGACCCATCGACTCTTGGTTTTCAAAGTTTTTAGGTAATAAATCATTTGATCTTTGATCTATCATCTCACTTTGTTGTGTACCTTCCATTTTGGTACGTTTATCTTTACGATCTTCTACATATTGTTCTTTATCTTTTATAGCTTTAACTTCCATTTGCTTTAATTGCATATCATATTGGAATTTTGTAGCCATCTCTTGTTCTTTTAATTTCGCTTCAATCTGCATTCTTTGGATCTCAATTTCAGATTTAGCTTTTTCAAGTTCTGCCTCAGCCCCGGTAATAGCTTGTTGTTTTTGAACTTCCGACATAGCCTCTTGTTCTCGTGCTTGCGCTTGTGCTTGTGCTTGTGCCTGGATATTAGCTTGCTGAGCCTCTTGCTCTTGAGCAATACGTTTTTTACGTTTTTGTTTTAATACGTCATTAGCTAATTTTAAATTATTAATTTGACGTATATCAATAGCATCTTCTAAATCAATTCCACCTTGTTGAAGAGCCATTTGAATATTTTGTTCTAATACAGCTTTTTCTTCTTCTTCAGGTTCTAATTGTAAATAAATACCGAAATCATGTAAATTAAGATTTTGAATTTCTGCCAAGGTACCTACATTATAAGTAGATATAGAACTCTTTAATGAATTTAAAGTTAATGGGTAATTTAAGGAATCTGCGATTTTTAAAGAAATGTTTTCACAAGTTCTTAATGTTAACCATAAACTAGACTGTAATATATGTTTCGTAGCTGTATTGGAAGCATTAGCGGCCATTTTTTGTAAACCTACTAAAGCATCTTTATCAGGCATACTACCATCTCTAGCTTCATTTAATCCGGTCACATCTCTTATTAACTGTAAATAATATTGATACGTCTGAATTAAACTTTGAATTTTTGCTCCACCACTACTACTTTGTAATTCTTGAATAGGTACTTTACCTCTATTTAAATCTCCTTCTTGTGTTAAAGATCTCCCTACTATACTACCAGTTTGGAAATACATGTTCAGCGCTTCAGCTGGGTTATAATTAGTACCATTACCTAAGTCAACTTCCGCAAGACCATCCATATCTAAATAAACACCATCTGGAACCATCCTGGCAATAACTTGTTGTAGTTTTAAATGAGTTAGTTGAATCATATCAGCAAACCCAGTTATTTTACTTACAATAGAATTAATTTTACCTTGATACATCCTTGGAGCTACAACAGCATAACTCATTTCTACTTTAGTAGTATCAGCAAAAGGTCTACTCATATTTTCTGCTAGTTCCCATTGAACTAATTCATTAGTCCCAATTATTTTACATCCTTTATATAATACTTCTATTTTTCTGGATACTTTAGAAAAGGTATCTGTCTTTGGAGGATTAAACTCATCGGTTTTAACTAAAGACTTTTCTAGACCTTGATCAGTTTCTTTTATTTTAAATACTTGACTATTATATGTTTTGTATTCAAAAAACATTACTTGAATTGTATCAGGGTCATAGGCTTGCCAACCGTATAATTGTGTTCTAGTTCCTTTAGATTTAGATATTTTTTCTAATTGTGGTTCTGTAAGATGAGGAAATTGCTTTGCTATTTCAGGAAGAGTTAATTGTTTTACTTCTCCTATATAATATATATCTTCAAAATTTGGATCATCTGTATAAGAATATATTAATCTAGCAGGATCTACATAGTCTATTTTAATTCCATTAGCTTTATTCCAAGAGGTTTTAACTGCCCCAATTCCTAAAGTAACAAGGTCATAATTAAACCTTCTTTTAATATTATCAAATTTATTTTTAGCTAATTGATTATTAATAACCTCTTCTTCAGCAATTTCTATAGCTTGTTTATAATTTAATTGCATATGAATATCTAACTCTTCTTCGCTTTCTGGGAGATTAGCTGGATTAGGACTTTGGTACTCATTAATACCTAAGGTTTGCTGGAGATTATCTAAATAAGGCTTAGCTAACATATCTTGATAAATAGCATTAGCATAATCAGTTCTTTTCTTTAATGATATAGGATCTTGCGCATAAGCATTTATTTCAAATAATTTATTAGACATTCCATTAGCAACAATATCTACAAACTTAGCTATTACCGGAACAGGTTTCCAATCTAAATTAAGATAAGACATATCACCATTAATAGCTAATTCGTCTTTATATTTTTGAACTGGCTGTTCTCCTCTTGCATATAATCTAAGACTATGAAATCTATTAAATGAGGAAGCAAATCTTGTCCCATTACCACCTTGTCTCCACCATTCACTTTCTATAGCTTGTGCTACTAATTTCCCATATTCTACAGTTGCTTTTTCAGCATCTGGCACTACTTGACTAGGAAAAGCGCTATTTGGATTTGCTAAATTTATGTTCATTTACTTAATTATTTTTGAAACCAATCCTTTATTATTGTATTTTTTAATACCGAGATCAATTGGTTTTAGTTTTATTCTACTTACTGGAGCATATCGGTTTTTATTACATGCCATTATAGCAAGTCCTGAACTTATAGAAGCATCATGACTTGTTCTTTTATTTATATCGAATGTAGCCCAATCTTCTAATGTTCTTTGGAAATACATATCTCCATAACTATCACCATTAAATCCAATTGCATTTTCAATATATGATTCAATTGCCGCTGCGTGTGCTTGTATAATATCTTCACTTGAGTTAGGGATTCCACCTATTTCTCTTTCTGTAACTGACAATTTATTCCAAATTTTATCAGGTCTATTCATTGCAAATCCCCTATATCCCCTGCGTTTAAAATGATATAATAATCTAGGTTTATTATTTTCTATTAAAATAGGCATTCCATAAAATATACAAGCCATTAATACATCCTCGAAAAATATTTCAGCTGTTTGAGGTCTAGCTATATATTCTAAGAAAAAATGATCAGCCGGTGCATCTTCTAAACTAAATTTAGTTAAACCATGTAAAGATCCATTTGAACCTCTTTTATCAACTGTCCCAGATATATCATATGGATCACATCCAAATGCTCCCATATGTTCATTACCCGCATATTTAATACCATTTTTTTCTATAAATCTATTCTGTAAGTTATAATCTGGAACCCAACTAATATAAAATCTTCCTTTAGTATTAGGAACAAATATAACTCTGGTATCTTTTATACCATTTTCCCATTGAAAATTACCTTGGGTTAAAGATGCAGCAGCATTAGTATCTTCATTAGAATCTATTTGTTGGTAAATCTTAGTTAGATTAAATAAAGATGATTTAGATTCATCTCTGAATGCATGTTTAGTAGTACGCGGGAATTGCCTATAAAATTCATTTAAAGCATCTTGATCACTCTTTAATCCTTCAACTTCATTCTCCCAATATTTGACGACTCCAATATCAATGAATTCTCC